GGCTGATCTGAGATGCTGCAGACGGCAAGAGGATCTCTGTCGTTGAGGAGTCGCTTGCAGTAAAGTTGTAAAAGGCAGGATAGACATTTAATGCCGTCAGATTTTCGCTCATGACTGTCTCCGGTTGCGATTGTTCCAAGCTGCTTTGACTTTGTCTCTATTCGCTGCATAAAACTCTGGATCTTTGAGAGCTCGCTCCAAGAAACCAGGAGAGTCCGGAGCAGGGATAGCTCCGACATTTGCTCGAGGAGGAGGAGCTGATTGCTGCAAAGATTGCTCTGTATATGATTGCTCTTGATTTGATGCATAAGAGTCTGCGGATGCTTCCGTCTGTGGGCTTGGATCCTCGTCGAGCATCTTCAGAGCTTGCAGATGAGGACGGATTGTGATCGGAGCATTTTCCGGACTCTCTACTTGCTGATCTAGCCATTCCGATAGAGTCTGTCTCTCCTTGTCACTCTTTCCTTTTTGCGATCGTTCAAAGGACCATTCTATTGCCTCAACGAGATCCGGATCTGTCAGTCCATGCTTTGATATGGATTGATAACGAGAGAATCTCTGCTCTGAGCTTTGCAGCTTTGTCTGCATCTCTGCGAGCTGTTGATTAAGGATGTCGACTGAGCTCATAGCTTTCTCGGCTTTCTCAAGTCTCCTCTGCGCTTCTTCGAGTGCTTGCTCTGCAGATGTTGCTCGGCTTGCTACCTTTCCTATTCTCTCTTTGATGATTGACTCTATTTCTGATTTGAGGACATATACGCGTCCTTCGTTTTCTATCTCTGTCATGATGTCTCCTTTGGTTAGATAGAGTATTGCGCTCTCTCTGCTCGTATGCGTTCTAGTTGCTGTTTTGCTTCAATCGGATCAAGATCCGGATTGAGCATCTGCATAGCATCGACAGGAGAGATTAATCCTGCAGACAATTTTTGTATTATGTCCTCTCGTTGTGCTCTCAGCTCCTCCGGACTCAATCCAAGAGGAGTATATACGACTCTATATCCGGACTCGGGAAGAGATGCACTCAAAAACCTATTGCAGAGCATAGCGCATTTTGACAGCATCTCCTCGTCTGCTCGTCGGAATACAGGAGCATATCGTCTCTGTGCTTCCCTCTGTCCGTCTCTTGAGATGGATAGAGCATAGCCTGATCGCGGATCTCCGGACTGTCTCAAGACCTCGGAGGAGATTCCTGCTGCTGTGGCTACTCTGTATTCATATTTTGATATGCTCTCCAAGAGCTTCTCCGGATCCGAATAAGTAAAGGATCCGATCAGAGGCTGTCCCTGCATATCTGGATCGGTTTGAAACATAAGGATAGAGCTCGGATCTGTGGAGATTGCAGAGCGTCTCCCTGTCAAGTCTCCTTCTAGCTGACTCAATCCTGCAAGATGCAGTCCTGCGACATACTTCTGAGGCCATGAATTATCCCTTACACAATGAACATAAAAAGAGAAGAGGACTGCTGCTGTCAAAGATCCATAAGCGAGTTGGGCTGCATCGTATGCATTAAATAGCTGTCCTGTCTTTTCAGCGTGATACAAAACGACAGGGAGATAAGGGACTCCGTCTCTGCTCCGATACGGATATGCATCTCCTCGCATTGTCTCATGTCCCATGTAGACCTCTGACATATCCTTGCCGAGCTCTCCTGCAGGAGTAGCCTCAAACATTCCGAAGATCGGATCGTTGGGATTGCGTATATCAAGTACATCCCAAACCCATATAGCCTCTCCTGTCTCCGGATGCATTCTCAATCTCAGCTCTTGATAGTACAAAGGAATATCCGGAGCATCCTCAGAGGATGCGCATACGACAAAGTCCGGAGATACAGATCGAAAGGATAGTCCTGGGACTCTTGCGACCTCCCCAGGGATATGAGGAGCTACGTCGACTCTGACAAACATCTCTCGTATGCCGAGTGTCATCTGCTGCACTTTCTGCATAAGCTGAAAATAGCCGGACTTGCTGACATATCCATCTCTTCCAACGAGAGCAGAGATGTCTCCGTCTCCTGTGACATTTGGCTCTGAATGATATAGCATAGCAAGCTGTCTTGTCACTTGCTCGATTGCGCAGGAGGAGAGATCAGAAGGACCGAGAGCCTCTCTTCTGTCTGTCGGGAGATGTCGGAGGAGCTCGTCCTCTAAGTCTTGCTCCCATAGTCCGGTTAGGAGTCGTCTGCGGAGAGCAGAGTGCTCCCAACGTCTCTCGTCTACATTGCTCGGAGCCTGTGGCTTTGGTGGTATGTTATTGATATGCATGTCAGTATACCTTTATTCGTTGTGGGATATTTGGTTTGTAATCCAGGATCGGAAGTAGTCCATAGCGTAACCCATCGATCGCATGGCCATATGGATCTCTGGATCTTGCTGATTGAGTTCTTTTCATTGTCCAAGATTGTATACTCTTAATTGTTTGCGAGCATTCCGGACGGATCCAGAAATGCTTTCGACTCATTATAGCATGAAGAATAGAGGCTCCGAAGTATACAGAATGTCTTGCTTTTCTTGCTCGTCGAATTGTAAAAGGCAGACCTCGAGGAGGATAGCCGAGAATACTCTCAAAGGCTCTCATGAGCATAATGTTATTCATCCTGTACTGATCTCGTCCTCTATGCTCTCCGTCTCCTGTCCATAGTGCAAGATTGGGATCAACACTATGTTTTTTCAGCATCTCTAAGATTGCCTGTGCATGATGCTCCGGAGGAGCCTGTCCTGATGTATACTCTCCAAGTACAAAGATCCTCGGATTCTGTGGATCTCTCATATCGACACAGGAAAGGATTGCGACTTGTGATCCTGGGTTAGATCCATGATCAATGCCAACGCAGAAACGATAGTCTCCTCCTCTTGGGACAGGTTGCGAGCTGATCATATCCTCGGAGAAGTTCTCAAAGACGACTCCGATCGGAGCTACATCAAAGGAGCCATTGATCCGAGCCTCTCTATCGTAAGGGAGATAGGCTTCTGTGATCTTGTCGATCTGCTCTTGGTCCAAAAGAAAGCCTTTAGGCAATCCGATCGGAGTTGTAGCTTCTACTGTCAAAGGAGCACGATGAGCAGAGATCAGTCCTCTCTCAATCATCTCTTTGATATATGTCACGTCTACTCCTCCGACGGGAGTCAAAGAGATCGCTACTGTCCCTCTCTTGCCTCCTGCTCCTCCTCGGCTCGTACGAGCTACGAGCTCATTAAAAGTCTGCTGATCAACAGGCTCGTCTATGCAGACAAGATTTGCCGTAGCACTTGCAAGTCCGAGTCCCTGTCCTGCCGTTTTGATGCGGATCAGACTTCCGTTGCGGAATTTACAGAGAGGAGCTAATCCTCGGAAGCCCTTGCCTCTAATAAACTCGCAAGATGGATCTAACTCGTCTTTTGGGATCATGTCATATAGCTTCTGCTGTATGGTCCGGCTCTGCTCATGAGAATGAGTGATAAGCCAGGCTTCAATCGGAGGAGGATCTGTCTTGTAATGAGGATGTCTGCCGAGACAGTGATAAAGAAGTAGTGCGCATGTGGCAAGAGTTTTTCCTACTTGGTTTCCTCCTATTAATGCTTTGATCGGACTCTCATCTTTGAGATATGCGAGCTGTGGAGGAGTCGGACGGAAATAACGCAGAGGATCATGCTCTGCTCTTTTCCGGAGCCAAGTGAGACGCTGTGCCATTCCGCAAAGACTCATTTGCGTCTCCAAAAGAGATCAGTGCAAAGAGACTTGTCTCCTTGTTCTGTGCAATAGTCAATCATTGAGATCGTATTTTGTATGTTGCTGATCTCCTCGCATTGCTTCCCTCCCGTCTGAGAGTCTATGCCTCTGGAGTAGACGAGACAGGTCATCTCTCTACAAAGGAGGAGTCCTTGCTTTGTCTTTGTCTGCTCTGGACTGCAGAGCTCTTTGACGACATCGAGATCCGTCAATTGTTTGATGACTTGCTGCTGCGTTTGGCTCGTCTTGTCCTCTATCGGTTTGGGCTTTGTATCAAGAGCCTTTGCTCCTCCGATACCTACAAGTACTCCGATCAGTCCTGCCAGGATAATCTCTACCATTTTGATTCGTTCCTTTCGTTGATTCTTGTCGTGCATTCTACAAGCTCTTTTGCTGTGAGATCAAAGACAAAGATAATGTCTTGCTCTTGCAGTATATCGTCTTTGATCACTGCAGAGATTAAATCGTCCATTTGTGCCTCTGATATTTGTTGTCGGTATATGTTGATATAATTGCGCAAAGTGATTCTGTCTCTATCCAAAGTCATCAAGAGCGCAGAGACTTCTGCATTCTGCCTCTGGACTCTATCCATAGCATAAAGGATTTGTCCTTCAATCGTGTCTATGTCGAGATCGCATCTTTTCATATCGCATCCTCAAAGAGAGATAGCTGAGCATTCTCTCTCATGTATTCCTCTTTGGACCATTCAAGTCTCCCTTTTATAATCGGGAGATAATCCGAAGTGATCTCTATGCCGACAAAGTCGAATCCTTCAAGTATTGCAGCGCATCCTGTTGTCCCCGATCCGCAAAACGTGTCCAGAATCACAGAGCCTTTTTTGCCTCCGATGAGTCTGCAGAGCCATCTCATGAGCTTGATCGGCTTGACTGTAGGATGAAAGTTAGCAACCTCTGGAGACTCTCTTCCGTCAAACCTCTCTCCTTGTCCGTCTCCTAGACACATATTGCTACGAGCAGGACGCATCTTGAGATGATCAAGTCCTGCCTCTCTCTCTCCTCTGCTCGGTTTTGGACATTGATAAAGGTTTGCAGGCCATCGGCCTTGAGGATCTACAAACTCTTTTTCCACAACTTTTGTGTAGTACGATGTTGCACCATCCTTGCTCTTTTTTGATGTACCTTTTGTATTGTAGCCGCCCCCGTTGAGGTTGGTGCTTTGAGATCCTACCCAACACGGATCACCATACCCAAAACGACACGCGTCTATGTTGATCCCTCCTGTGCCGTATTTGAGGACATTCTGTGCAATCGTCAATCCTGCCTCTAATGGTTTGCGTGCTAGGATTGCAGGCTCTACTGACGGCTTGAGAGCAGTTCCGAATCCGTCCCATTTTTGAGCGTCTTGTGTTGCGGGTTTTGTGATCAAAGAATTCTCACTTGTGCCCACATCACACTGAGATCCGCTCGCCCTTCTGCCCTTGTCTGCATATTTTGATCTCCCTAAAACCTCACGCACCGCACCCGCCTCACGATCGATCGCTTTGCTTATATCGTGCGACTTTGGAAAGCCTGAGAAGTAACACCAGTGTATCGTGTCTCGTATCTCAAAGCCTGCGTCCTCAATCGCTACTCCTAATCTGTGGCATGTTCGAGTAGAGGAGAATGCTATGATATGTCCTCCTGGTTTCAATACTCGTAGACATTCTTTTGCCC